GTTGCTTCTCAGCTTCCTCATTTTGTTTATCATAATGTTCTTTAATTTTATTAAAGGTAAATCGACGAAGCCAAATAGGCATATTATAAATAGTATCCCAATCAAATCCACCATTACCATGAAATACTATATCATGGATTTGGGAGAATAAAATTGTTCTATAATCCGGAGTCAGGCCAAAAAAAGTTAAGACTAATTGGAACGTCTATACCCTCCCCTGTATAGTTTTCATCCTCTGGGGTGTATTTTAATTTAATATCAGGTTGAATTTGATTATAATATTCACGTAATGCTCTTGCATCAGGTGCTAATAAATAATTATCTACAAAATCACGTATTGATTTTAAATCACGTTTACCTTCTATTGAAGTAATAATGAATTTCATACGAGTAGTAATATCGTATGTTTTTGTTGGATCAATTTTCTTTAATCCTTTAATTTCAGCTTCAATAGCTTTTTCATCACCGTGAGTTAACAATTTAAATGTTACTGTATTGGTTGATTTTGGTAAGATAAATGTAAATTCATTAGTACCTGATTGAATAACTTTATCTAATTCTTTTTCACTAAGTGTAGTTAAATCTATATTAGCTTCTACTTCTTGACCATATTGATTAGTATATTTAAAGGCATAATCTTTACCATATCCTAAAATACGGGCAGCTACTAAAACAGCATTTTTATCACCGATTAATAAATCATCATAATTAATTGGACTAACAATTAATGCTTGTAATAATTTATCAATAACAGTACCTTGACGAATATAGTTGCTATTAGTAAGGATATCTTCCTCTTTAGCAGTCATGTACTTCATCTCAATAACTCCGGATGATAATGGATTTTCTTTTGGATACAATAAACCTTTTGAAGGTAATGTAACTTGTTCGGTTGGTAACTTTAATTCAGACATATAACGTTTTTAATTTTTGTGCATATATAAATATATAAGAAACAAAAAAGCTCACCAAATGGTGAGCTCTTTTTATATATTGATTTAATATTAGTAATTCAATACGCAATAATCCATTGCTAATGTTACACTTAATGAAATAGCTGCTTCACCACTTGACCAATCGTATTCACCAAAGTTTGCAGTTTTAATAAATGCACCTTTAATAATCCATTCACCTACTACATCACCAACTGGGCCTAAGATGTCTAAGGTTACATCTTTCTTGTAGAAATCTGAATAACCATCACGGCCTGTTACTGATTCGTGTGCTAAACGTGCCCATTCCATTACTGCTTGCGCACCTGATGGAGTAATTGGGTCGTATAATTCTAAAGTCATATCATTCCATCTTACTTTACCTTTAACTTTACGATAAACGTTGATATGATCTAATATAATTTCGTTTGCTTCGAATCCTGGAGCTGTTGCTTTCTTAATTAAATAGGCAGGAATTCCGTCTATATACATAATAAAGCGATTGGCTACTTTTGGCTCAAAAGCTGTAAACATAATTTCATTCGCGTCCAATACTGGCATAATATTTAAATTTTAATTGTTAATCTTAGTTATTAGTTATTACGTTAATAAATATGTAAAAAAATAAAAAAACTATAATATTTACTTTAATTTTATTCTTTGTTTTATTTAATAGTTATCAATAAATATTAATATTTTTACAGTCCAAATCTAGATTTTTGTGCATTATAGTTTTGAAGTACATCTGCAGCGCTTAATGCTGTATTGTATACTTGCATTCCACCAAATCTCATATTAGCGTATGTTCCATCTCCTAAACTTGTACCATCAACAGCAGCTATCGCATAAAATAATCCTACCCCACCGCCATTATTATATGGGGTTTGTCTTGTAATTGTACCACTTGTTACAGCAGAAGCTCCATTAACATATCCAACTAAATTTGTTCCGTTATACGTGAATCCCATATAATACCAATTATTTAAAGGAGTTGATATAGTTGATGATAAATTTTGCACCGCACCAGTCCAAACTGAAAATTTAAGTGTTCCTGCAACCATTTCTATTTGAGAATCATGCCAGCCTGTATTTATACTTGTTGTTCCTAACTCTGATACAATAACACCATTATCCATAGGGTAAGCCCATAAAAATATTGATATTATATTAGATGTATTTACTGGAGATAATTTAGAATTTAATGAAGTATTAGTTCCTAAATATTGATTACTACCGTTGAAAGTTAAATAACCGCCTCCTGAGGATGTGTATGTTGGGGTATTATATAAAGTAGCATTACTGCTTCCTGTTAAATCTGTAACTGTAGTTCCGCTACCTGGGTAACTTGAAACATCATTAATATTATAATTTAATATTAGTCCTGTAGTAACAATGGAAGCACCAACAGATGTAATAAACCCACCACTATTAGTATTATTTACTAATTTAAAATTTCCAATACCACTTGTATTTGATAAGGTTAAGGGCATACATTAAGTATTATTCTACTATTTCTAGTTGTTGTACACGATATTGTCTTCCAGTTTCATCAGCTGCTTGAAGTTCGTTAGCTTTTGTTACTGCTTCTTCCTCATTATCGTATTGATAAATTGGATCTTCTGGTGTTAATTGTGCTACCCAAATTTGATCTAAACCTGGGATGAATTGCATTTGTACTTGGTAAATCATAATCTATTACTATTATAAATATACGAAAATAAAAACAAAAGCCCCAACTTTCGTTAAGGCTTTGTTTTAGTTATTTGTTTAATTTTAATTCCTTATGCTGGGAATTGAGCTCCAGTTGGAAGGATATTGAAGTTTAATATAATAAATTCAGCTGTTTTAGTAGGTTGAATATAAATTGTACCTACTAATTGGTTTCTATCAATTACATCAGGTGTATTGTTAGTATCATCCATTACTACTTTAAATGCGTATAAACCTTGACGTTGTACTACTGATTCTAAGTATGGATTAACTTGTGATAAGAAACGATTTCTTGTTACTGCTGTATTTTGTTCGAATACTAATGTACGAGCTACGTTTCCAATATATCCTTTTAATGAAATTAATAAACGACGTACGTTTACTCTATCTAATGAAGTAGCTTTACGTTGTAATGTTTTCTGACCAAATGCTACAACACCGTTACCTGGGAAGGTAGCTAATGGGTTAACATTTGCTGAATATAATGTATCGCGATCTGTTTGTTGTAATCTACGTTCAGCTCTTACTACTGATGGAATACCACCACGGTTTAAACCTGCTGGAGCGAACCATTCAGCACCTACTTGATCGTTAAATGCATAAACACCACCCATTACTGTTGAAGGAGGGCACCATATAACTTTACCTAAGTTTGTACTAAATAATTGAACCCATGGATAATAAGTAGCACCATAATTACTTGATTGACCAGCAGCGTTTGTAGCAGCAGCTGTAATTGAAGTACCATATACTCCATTATCTACAATTGCAATAGCATCACCTCTTGATTCAGCACATGAAATTGCATTATCAGCAGCTGAACCATCTAAACCAACACCAGGAGCTAATAATACGTTAAATTGATATTCGTCTTGGTTAGTTAATAATGTAAATGCATTTAAATAATCGTTTGGACTGTAACCTTGAATATTAGTTGCAGTAATATCTTCATTCATTAATTGTCTAGTAGTTGTTGCAGGAACACCACCATTGAATGAACCACCATAAGAACCACTACCTAAATTAGGTAAGCTACCGCTATATGATCCTGATTTAAAGAATCCGTTATTATCGATTGAATCTACGTTTGGAGTAACAACAGAAGCAACGCGTACATATTGAGAAGCGTTTGCAAAGCTACCTGTATAATTTACATATCCATTAGTTACATCGTATACTGGTTTTAAATCACCAATTACACGAGCAATATAGTTAGGTTGTTGAGGGTCTAATGACATATTAGCCCATGTTTCTAAAATATTAGGTTGAGCATTGTTATCATCACCACGACGAATTACTAATGAGAATAAACCACTACCGGTATTAACATTGGTAATTTCCCAACGAACGTTAGTAGCTGAACCACTTGCTAAAGCACCTGCTGAGATTGAACTTGAGTTGTTCATTTGATCACCCCAAGCTAAAGTTTCTAGAGTAAATGAAGCAGTTGTATTGTTAGCACCATTTAAAGCGGTTACATTTGCAGTTGCATAAGTACCAACATTAGCTGAACCACTGATGATTCTAGTTACTAATAGGGTTTGACCTCCGTTTTGGAAGTATTCTTTAGCTGCTAAAGAAGTAAAGTACTCATAATAATATGAAGCACTTTTAAATGTTTCACCAAAAATAGATTGAAATTGGCTATATGAGGTAACATAAGTAGGTACCATTGGGCGACCTTTTACAGTTGGACCTACGATAGCGGCACCTACAACTTGAGGACCTTGAGTATATGCACTCTGATCTGATTCAATTTGGAAAACACCAGGGGAAATTATTTTTTCTGCCATTTTGTATAGTTAATTATTTTATTATTTTAAGTAGAATTTGTCTAGTAATAAATATCTAAAAAAACATACAAAACGCAGAAATAATTAGAGTGGAGTAATTTCTCCAGACGCTAAGTCAATATTACCGGCTCCGTATTTTTCTTGTAAAGAATCTACTAATTCTTTTTCTTTATCACCGATTTTATTCATATCACTTAAGATATTATTTTTTTCAGTTTTTAAAGATTCAGTTTGAGCTAATAAGTAATGCAATTGAGCTTCAACACTTCCTAATTCAAATACAGCTTTGTTGTATTGTGACTGTAGGTCTTTGATTGCTTCAATTTCTTCTTGTGTTAGTTGTTTTTTTAGATTTTCCATTTTTTTAAAGGACATGAGTTAATAGGTGAGTAGATTTTCTTGGATAATGGACAACCGCATTCATCACAATAGAAGAATTTTAAATGATCGTTATGCTTTTTTTCAGGACATTCGTCACATATAGCGGAACGAGACAATGCTTTTTGTTCTTCTTCTAGTGTTGGATTAGCTGCTATTATCCAAGCTTTAGCTATCTCTACTAACTTGTTCAAAACTAGTTAATTTGTTTATTTTGTTGATTTTTTGCCTTTTCGTTTATTGCCTTTAGCTGCATCAACAACATCTTTAGTTTGTTTAGCTACTTCTTTAACGGCTTTAACTACATCAGCAGTTTCTTCAGATACGCGTTTAGCACGTTCTTTTACTTTTTTTACTTTTTCATCAACAACATCAGGGATATTGTTTCCGTCTTTGTCTTCAATTTTGCCAAATTTCATTAAGGCAAAAATTAATGCTACAGCTACTAAAGCTGAGATAAGAAAAATTGTCATAGTTTTATTTTTTAATTTTTGATTTGGTTACTTTTTTAGTATTAGCTTTTTTAGGATTAATTAAATCATAATTTTCTACAGGTGTTCTTTCTTCTTCTTCTGAATATGAAAGATATTTGATTGTGTAAGAAATTCCTAGTGCTACCACTGCGGAACAAAAAATGATAATTAATACTGTTGTCATAAATTTTTGTTTAAAGATTGATTAAATTAGTTGTCGTATATAAATATATATACCTTTTAGGAGACAACCAAATTTTTTTAAACTTATTTTTTAATCAAATAAATAACTACTTCCTAATACAAATTGTTTTGCAGACATAATAAATCTATTAGTCAACACTGTATCTGATGTGTTTTTAAGATTAATAGTATAAGGCATTTGGTCATTAATAAATGATACAAATACTTCACCTTCTATAGAAAACAATTCTTTAATTGTTATAAACCTACCTTCAGGTAAATTAAAAGTTTGATCTAATGTTAAGGTTTTACCCTCTACTTCTATTGTTGTTAATATTTCCATATATTTTTATTTTATATTATAGTATTTTATGAACCAGAACAAGCGGTAAAACTTAGTAAATCAATAGATGATATTTTTAATTCACAACTAACTCCAGCACATCCATCATCGGAAGTGTATTCACTTGAATTTGCTGTTGCTGTTCCATTATTTATTGTTATTGATTCAAAGTAACCAAAATCAGTGCCATTGCAAAATCTATTTAAAGTAAATGTTACAGTTGGATGTGAAGAAACATTTGATCCTCCACAAGTTGATTTAATAGCATAAGTATTATATCCAGCAGTAAACACTCCAAAGAATCCATCACCACAATCTTGGAATTGATTGAATGTTATAGTGAAACCTATATTTTCTATTTTATAAGTTACTGTAGATGGTGTTGGTGTTGGAGTTCTAGAAGGTGAAACTCCTACTACAGATGTTGAAGGTGTTATTGTAGGTGTTCTACTTATAGAAATTGAAGGTGTTACTGATGGTGTTCTACTTATTGATATACTAGGTGTTATACTAGGTGTTATTGTAACTGATGGTGTTAATGAAGGGGTTCTACTAATAGAGATACTTGGTGTAATTGATGGAGTTAATGATGGTGTTCTACTAATAGATATACTTGGAGTAATAGATGGTGTAATTGTAATTGAAGGTGTAATACTTGGAGTTGATGAAATAGAAATTGATGGTGTAATTGAAGGTGTTAATGATGGTGTTCTAGATATAGAAATACTTGGAGTAACTGTTGGTGAAACTGTTATAGAAGGTGTAATACTTGGAGTGCTGGAGATTGAAATTGATGGTGTTATTGAAGGTGTAATTGTAATTGATGGAGTAATTGATGGGGTTAATGAAGGTGTTCTACTAACAGTAATTGATGGAGTTATACTTGGAGTAATTGTAATTGATGGTGTAAGTGAAGGTGTTACTGATGGAGAAGCAGCAGCATTATGATTATAACCATACCAACTACTAATTGTAAATGGAGCACTTGGTGTTGGTTTATAAAATGAATTTTGATTTATAGCAACATATAATCCTAAAGAAGCAGAAGCTAATGCAAAAGGAGCCTGAGATGGTATTCCCAACTCAGTCCTAATATCATTCATTCCTAAACTTCCGGATAATGGTAAGGTCATTACTTATTTTTGATTATATCTTGTAACTCTTTGATTTGTTCCTGTTGTTCTTTAATTGCTTGAATTAATAAAGGAACTATTTTTTCGTATTTAACGGCTTTATATCCACTATCACGAGTAGTTACTACTTCAGGTAATATTGATTCTATTTCTTGAGCAATAATTCCAACATCATGTCCTTTAAATCCGTGTAATGATACTAACTCTTCTTCAGTTTTCCAATCAAATGTGTAACCACCTATTTGATCCAATTTTTCTAATGCATTATCAATTGGATTGATGTTTTCTTTAAATCTAATATCTGATGTAGAAAATGCAACCACATCATTAGAAGCATCTATTCTACCAACTGTAGCACTTGGGGTAATATTACCTACTGCTAATGAACCACTATATACTCTAGCTCCAGTACTACCACTAGCATTAATATCTAAAGCGTATAAAGGAGCAATAGTATTAATACCAATAAATCCAGTTTTACCAGAAATAGTGCCTCCTCCTGATCCTAATTTTAAAGATCCTACTGTTTGATCCTGCTGACCGTAAAGACCTACTGTATTTGTAACATTTATATCCCAGAGTTCAGCATCATCACCTCCGCGCAAATACGCTCCTCCATTAACTGGAGAAATAAGCCCGGTTGTTGCAGTTAAAGAACCAGTTATGACTGCATTTCCTACGTATGGAAAAACTGATCCTCCTGATGTAGATACTGTTATAACTTTTCCGCTAGAATCTACAGCTAAATTAGCAGCAGCTGTTCCTGCAAAAGATGATACACTTGTATAACCAGGTAACTCCATTTGTAAAGTACCAAGATTCCACTGTGCTACTAATGCGTTACTTGAAGCATTTGTTCCACGTAATATACGAGCGAAATTTGACCAGTTATCAATAAAAGATGCAGATGCAAAAGTGCCGCCTGGAGCATTAAATCCGATTTGACCTCCTTCATTTGCATTATCTCTAGCTCCTAAAGTTATAGTATTTTCATTAGGTCCTAATGATGAAGATCCTACTGTTAATGAACCTGTTATAATTTGGTTTCCATTAAAAGTATTTGAACCAGTAGTAGCAAATGAAGATGTTTGTGAGTTTAATGTAAATGAAGATGTTTGGTTTGTTAATACAGCATTTGATCCATTAACTGATAAACTTCCTGTTACTATTACAGAACCAGTAAATACTTGAGTGTTTGCTAATGAATTTCCAAATACGTTAGATCCACTACTATAAATTACACTACTTGTTACTGTTTGTACTATTAATGTTTGAGCAGTAATTGTACCTGTTGATGTAAGAGATCCTGATAATAATAATGAACCAGTTACTGTATGATTATCAGAAGGAGCATTTCCTATTTTAGTACCAGTATCTGTTACTTGAAAATCAATTGCACTACCTGAAAATATTGTTAATGAACTAGAAATTACTGTACTTCCTGTTACTACTAGAGATCCTGAGATTAATACACTTCCAGCAACATCTAAATAATATCCTGATGTAATACTACCTTTACCTAAACCTAATGAACCTGTGGCACCATTAGCTACTATTCTATTTGTACTTATGTTAGCAGTTCTAACTCCAACACCTGTTGCTACGAATAATGGATATCTTAAAGCATCTAATGCATTACCCGAAACATTTATAAATGATGCAGTATCTGCTAATGAAGCAGTAGCAGCATATGATGCACTCAATACAGACATTGAACTAGTTTGACTGTTTTTAACAAACGAACTAGTAACACTATTTAAACTAGATGTATATGTGTTTATACTTGAGGTATAGGCATTTAATGAAGATGTAGTTGCATAAGTACCATTTAAGTTATTTTGAGATGCAGTATATGATAATATACTTGCACTAAAATTATTTAAACTTGAAGTATAAGCATTAAGTGCAGTAAATGTTGCGAAGGCTCCTGTTTGAGAGTTTTGTACAAATGAACTTGTTTGTGAATTTAACACAAATGAGCTAGTTGCGGTATTTAATGAACTAGTATAAGAATTTATACTTGAGGTATAAGGATTAAATGAACTTGTTAAAGTAAATTGGGTAGCATCTAATCCATCTAATAATTCTGCATAATTAGCATAAGATGCTGTTGTTGCTAAGGAAGCAGTACCATTAAGATTTTGTACATTAAGTCTTCCTGATTGTGGTTCGTAACTAAAATCGCTTCCAGTTACTGCCAATTGTTGTGAGCCTGTTCCTGCACCACTAAGCGCAGCAAATATTATAGCATATTGACCAGCTCCCGGATTTTGAATTACATTTATTTTAGAGGAAGTTGCAGCAAATGATGCACTCAATACAGACATTGATGATGTCTGTGAATTTAATACAAATGAGCTTGTTTGACTATTTAATGTAAATGCTCCTGTTTGATTTGTTAAGATAACATTACTTCCATTTACAGATAACGAACCTGAAATACTAATACTTCCACTTAAAGATGCTGCTCCACTAGTATATAAAGATCCTGTGAATATTAATGTATCTGCATTTGTACTCAACAGAGTAGTGCCGGAGGTACCAGTGAATGTGGTTGAACCGCTTACATTTAAAGAACCAGTGATATTTTCAGTTCCTATAAAATTATTTGAACCAGTGGTTGCAAATGATGATGTTTTAGCATTTATACTTGATGTATAAGTGTTTATACTAGAAGTATAAGCATTTAATGCTGTGAATGTAGCAAAAGCACCAGTAGCACTATTTAAAGAACTTGTGTATGTATTAATACTGCTTGTATAGGCATTTAATGCTGTAAATGTTGCAAACGAAGATGTTTGAGAGTTTTGAACAAATGAAGATGTTTGTGAGTTTAATACAAATGAGCTTGTTTGATTTGTTAATACAGCATTTGAACCATTTACAGATAATGAACCCGTTATAATAACAGATCCTGTTAATACTTGAGTATTGGCTAAATCATTACCAAACCTATTTGAACCACTTGAGTATATTACACTTGATGATACAGTTTGTACAATTAGTGTTTGAGCTGTTATAGTACCTGTTGAAGTTAATGAACCTGATAGTAATAATGAACCTGTTACTGTATGATTATCAGAAGGAGCATTTCCTATTTTAGTACCAGTATCTGTTACTTGAAAATCAATTGCACTACCTGAAAATATTGTTAATGAACCAGATATTAATGCATTTCCACCAACATCTAGAATATAACCGGATGCTATAGTACTTTTATTAATACCCATAGATCCGGTAGCTGAGTTTACTACAAACCTTTGTGTAGTTATATTAGGAGTTCTATTTCCTGCACCTGTTGCTGCCCATACTAAATATCTTGTAGCATCTCCTGTATTATTAACGACTGCTATTGTTGTTGCAACATCTGCTGTTGTTGCTAATGACGCGGATCTTGCATATGATGCACTTAAAGCATTTGAAGCAAATGATGCTGTTCCTGTTAAGTTTCCTGTAAAGGAAGGTGCTACAACAGCAACACTAGAGGATAACTGAGAAGTATTTAAAGTAAGTAAATTAGTTCCTATTGGATTACCGGTTAAGGCACCAAACCCATCAACGGCAGCAGTTGAACCTGTATATCCAAGATTAAATGTATTCCATTTAAAACTATTAAGAGAGCCAAAATTAAGACTATAATTTGCGTCTTGTATAAATGAGTTTTTATAAATTCCACTTGGAAATGGAAAATCATCAGTTTGGAATCCCCAAAAATCTATACTAGATCCGGTAACATAAAAATTACTACTTGTAGCTGTACTAATTAATGATAATACAGCATTATTTTTATCACTAGTTGTTGATTTAATAGTAAGTGATCCATAACTAGTAGCAGGAGTAAGACAATCAATAGAAAGAGCACCACTGACTGATGAACCTGATATAGTTAAAGATCCGGTAAATATTGAATTACCGACTACAGTTAAATTAGTAGAAGCTGATGAAGAAATTAGTAAAGATCCTGTTATTGTTTGGTTTCCATTAAAATTATTTGAACCAGTAGTTGCAAATGAACTAGTTTTACTGTTTAAACTAGATGTATATGTGTTTATACTAGAAGTATAAGCATTTAATGCTGTAAACGTAGAAAAAGCACCAGTAGCACTATTTAAAGAACTTGTGTACGTATTAATACTACTTGTATAAGCATTTAATGCTGTGAATGTTGCAAATGCTCCTGTTTGACTATTTTGAACAAATGAAGATGTTTGTGAATTTAAAACAAATGAACTTGTTTGTGAATTAAGTGTAAATACTGATGAATTTAATCCATCTAATAAATCTGCGTTATTAGCATAAGATGCTGTTGTAGTAAAGGATGCAGTACCAGTTAAATTAGCAGTTATAGCAGATGATACACTTAATGAACCCGTAATACTATAATTACCTGTTAATCCTTTAGAGTTAATCCAACTAGCACCGTTATAATATAATAAATCACCTGCTGTTTTAGTAGGTATAGATACATCAGCTAAACTCTCTAATGTGGTTGATATTGGTGTTGTACCTGATGATCCTACACCACCTACTGCTCTAAATAGTCCTCCTTGAATAATAGTTGCTTCATCAGAATTTAATAAATCTCTACCAGCACCACCTTCAACAATAATATATCCTAAGAAAATAGCATTTGCTGCTGTGTTAGGGGCCTCTGTAAATACTTCAGTATCTTTTGCGTTTACAGCATCTAATAATGTAGGATATATACCATTACCATAATAAACTAAGAATGCATTTGTTGGTGAGTTTGGAATCCAGAATACTCTTTGAATACTCCAGTTACTATTACCTACAGAAGTTAAAGCTCCTGTTGATGTGTTAACATATTGTAAATTATCAATAGTAGTATAACCAGCATTTGCAACACCAGTATCAATTACAGGAGTAGATCCTGAAATATAATAGCGATAAATTTTGCTTGTATTTGCTGCAGGATCACTTACTGTAGAAGGATGGTTTGGATTATTAACATAGTTAGAACCTCTGTTATAAGCAGTACCAGCAGTTTTTTTAATACTTAACGTTGGTGAACTACCGCTAACTTGAAGTGTATGGCCTGATATTTTTACAGGGCCAAATGCTCTAATAAAATCATCTGCTTGTTGAGATTGTCCGTATGATATTTGGGGAGAATTATAAATACCAGTTACAACACTACCAGATAAATGTAATACAACACCTAATTCAACTTGTGTATCCCATTGAGTAATATCTGTACTACCCCAAGGCACTGTTTGTTGAACTACAGCTCCATTTCCATCAATACCAACATAAGTAATTTTAGCTGAACCTGAATTATATAATGGAGTTGTAACAGTATTCCAAGATATTCTTCTAGCTGTAGGATATGGATCAATACTAGATGTTGAAGCACCTAATGATACTATAAGGGCACTACCACTAGAAATAGTGAATGAAGTAGATCCTAATGAGGCACTTACTACACCTCCTGATAATAAACCTGTATATAAGTTAGATTCTAACCAACGTAAACGAGATGTGTTTGAATATCCATTACCATTTTGGGTAAAATATAAATCACTTGTTGAACCAGAAACATAAATATAAGAAGCAGAAATACTATTATCTATATTACTAGTTACTGGTAGATATTTTGTATACCCGGTTTGGTTTATATCTCCAAATATATTAATAGTAGGGGTAGCTGATCCTTGAGATCCGGATATTGTTAAGCTTCCTGATAAAGATGTGTTACCTGTTAGGGTATTATTACCGATTTGAGTTGTAGAGCCACTTACTAATAATGAACCTGTTACTGTTTGAGTTCCAATAAATGTCTGAGATCCACTAACATTTAAAGAGCCAGTGATATTTTGACCTCCTATTACATTTAAATCAATAGCAGCTGATGAAGAAATTGTTAAGGAACCTGTTATAACTTGATTTCCTACAAAGGTAGTTGAACCAGATACGTTTAAAGAACCAGTAATATTTTGGCCTCCTATTACATTTAGATCAACAGCAAGTGATGAAGAAATTGTTAAAGAACCTGTAATATTTTGGTTTCCATTAAAATTATTTGAACCAGTAGTTGCAAATGAACTAGTTTTACTGTTTAAACTAGAGGTATATGTGTTTATACTAGAAGTATAAGCATTAAA